GATATCCTCGAACACCGACGCGGAGTGTCTCTCAGGAACCTCGAATGGTTCGTGACAAACTATTCTCGTCAGACGAACGTGACGTATAAGACGCCGGCGGGACGTCAGTTTACAGTCCACGTGGCTTACAAGTCATCACTGGATGGCTATTCGAAAAAGTTTTTCGACCCGTTTTGTCGTACTGAGCGGATCGAGTTTCAGGGATTTACGACGACGGTTGCACAACTGAATTTCATTCGCTGGTGTATCGTCAATGATATTATAAACTATATCACAGAGAAGGGTGTCCTACGCGTTCGTCGCCACGAGGAAATAAAAACCCAGCCTCTTTGTAGAGATGTCATCAGCCCAGATTCAACTGGCTGCTGCACGTGATGTATTTCTTTCTGGAAAACCAGAAAGGACATTTTTTGAAGCGAAATACAAACCGATAAAAAACAAACTGTCACAGACATACGAGTACCCTTTTGACAATCCAGTGACGACGTTTGGACAAACGGGTATATGTACTATACCACAAAAAGGGGATGCAATCACGGGCGTGACGCTCAAAGTGACACTCCCTCAAATTTACACACCGATTAGCGAGGCTATGTATGTGTACCCCGTGCCGTCGAGTCGTTTCGACGGTGCTTTATATGTGGAGGTGAAAGTTGTATCAGTGACGAGCAATGGTACGCAACTTACAATTGTCACCGTGAATCCAGTCACGGCGAACGTTGGAGCTGCATTCAGTTTGTTTGACACTGGGTTGTTTGATGGTGATTATGTCGTCACGACAAAGGCGAGTTTGAATACATTCACAGCTGACTCGAATGCAGCTGCAGCCGTGTCGACAACAGGAACAGTCAGTATACTTGACGTTCGCCCTCGCGACGTCACTGGGTATTTCTCCACTCAGAATTTTACTCTGTGGTCCGATGACTTTACAGACATTCCTATATCTCTCGTCTCTTTAACAGGGAATGGTTCCGTAGTGACGGGTGTAACAAATGGATCACTCGGACAGGATCTTTTGCCTGGAGCAGCTATTATAATCGACGGTGTGACTGGTGCGACTGGGATTTTCAACGGAACCTTTACAATATTGACGTATAACGCAGGGACGAATACATTCACGTATGCAGCATCCGGTACAGGCTCTCCAAGCACGACAAACGTTCGTATGCGTTCACCTGCATTGACTATACAATACAACTCTGCCCTGAACTCCTTTCAATTCACGAGTGCTTTGTTTACGTCGATTCGTTTCACCACAGCACTTGACGCTGCATTCTGGGGTTTTGATTTCAAACAAGGTCCTGTATTTCCATTACTTAACGGTACCTTGACATCTCAGTGGACGCTCGTACAAGGTGGTTGGATTTACGGATTCTTACCTCCCGCTGATTCTTCATATGTGGATTCAGTCGCCAACAAACTCATCAAAAATGTAAGAATCATGGTGGGTAAACAAACCATCAACGAATTTTCTGGAGAGTACATCGAACTCTACAATGACCTGAATACTTCGTATGAAAATCAAGCCATTTACAAATTACTCTGTGGAAAATACGATACGACACAGGCGAGTCAGCCTCGCACGTACTATGTGAAAATACCACTCGGGTTTAATTCAATTCCCAATTTGACGTATCAAAACTTGGAGGTTCAGATTGATTTTGATCTTTTGACTAATTTGTCGACTGAAATTAACCCTGGAGTTGATTTCTTTGACCCATTGTCATACACTATATTTGACGCAACTGCCAACGTTGTAAAACTTCAAGGTGAACTCATAAACACCATCGCAACTCTTTCATTCGAAGAGTACATAGCGTTCAGAACAAAGGCTGGTTCCGTCGTAATTTACAACACTACTGAACCTCTAGAGGAATCAAATTCGTATTCGGTTGTGTCGTCGTATTTATATGACATTGGTGAATCATTCTTTACAGATTTTACTACTCTTGGTGAGACTCTGTATGTTCAAGTATATAACAACTTTTTACTCCAAGGAACAATTCCCCAACTCGTCGTTGGTGACATTTCTAGATTCGCGGGGAATGACTTTCGACCGACGCTTCCAACGTCAACCATCACGAACGCGTATTTTGCAGCTGGTGGGGGTGGTGGATTTATACAGACGGCAACACCCCATTATATACGAACGGGTGATACAGTCACTGTTCAAAACACAGTACCCGGGGGATTCAGCAATTCATATACTGCAAATGTTATATCATCAACTTCATTTGATTTTTTGACTGACAATGTAGGTGTTGCAACAAATCCGGGTGTTACAATTACAAAAGGAACATTTATACTGACAAATACAGTCATCGAACAGCTCGGTACGGGTGTGCAGGTGACAACATCGGCACCTCATTATTATAACGCTGGTGATCAAATTCAAATTACTGATTCGATTGGATATGATGGTATTGTAACAGTTTTTTTCGCCACATCTCCAACTCAATATACGTTTTACACAACGACGAGTACAGCTTCACCCGTTGTTACAGTATCCCCTGATTCTGGAAAGTCTGTGAAACAGATTGAATATGCAAATAATCCACCGAATGGTCTCGTGACAGACGGCGTCTATGTCTACTACACAATTTCGTCTAATAGACCAACGACATACTTTATTCGATATGACCATTCACAGAATTTTCTTGATAATTCGAATTCTTATGTTGCCATTGATTTCACTTCAAATGTAACCTCCAATAATTATGATTATACAGTGCTTGAGACTCTTTTCACTGGTACATCAATATACGTCATTCCAGAAGAAAATACGAGTAACATAATTTACATTTACAACATCAACGGAAATTTTATGGACTCTAATTCGTGGCAAGCGTTCGATTATTATGCTCTCTTGACTGTCGATTTCATATCAACAGGTGTATGTATAGGACCCTATATCTACTTTATCGCCGACGGGTACAAGATTATACAGTACAATGTTCTTCAGTCATACTCTGACGCAAGTTCATATACAACATTTAATACACTCTCACAAAACCTCCTCCCGTGGTCAACACTCGGAACGAATTGGACCGCCGGAACTGAGATGCCACTCAAAAACCTTCTGAGTACCGGAAAATATATGTACATGTCCGCAGGAGGCATCACATCCGATGTTTATTTGTCCGGGCAGGCGTGTGTCATACGCGTGGATGTCTCTGCTGGTCTAGGTAACCCAAGCTCATACGAATACTATTCATCAACTGGCGACGCCCCTATACCATTTGATTTCAGTAGCAACACATACGCAGTCACAACTGGAGTGACAGTTAAAAGACCCATAACACTTTATTCACCTATCCCAAACCTGAATCTTTCTATTGTAGGAAATGGGAGTCAGGCAGTCGTCGCGACACAGAATACACATAGTCTTTACACGGGCATGGTTGTGTTTATACAAGGCAGTACATCATTCGACAGCATCTCACCATACCCAGTTACGAGTATAATAGACGATAAAACATATACATTTGCGACGAGTATAGTTGCGACTAACATTGTTCCGAATGCAGGTGTTACTGTTTCAATTCTCAATCTGGCTATCACAGGATTTGGTGGGGGTGTAGCGACCGTAACGACACTCAATCCACACGGTCTTTCAGCTGGTATGTTTGTGCTCATTAATGGAAGTACGTCGTTCGACAGTCCTTACCCTTATCCAGTCACGAGTATAATAAGTCAAACAAGTTACATAATCTCAACGGGTATCAGTGCGGTTAACACTACACCTTCTGCAGGCGTTACGATTTCTAACATCAATCTATCAATCGTAGGTGCCGCGACGGGTGCAGAGTGTACGACACTCAATCCACACGGTCTCACCGATGGTATGTTTGTATTTATTCAAGGAAGTGCGCATTTTGATAACCCAACAGTGGATGCTCCATATATAGTTCAAATTACGAGTGCGACCACGTATGTATTTGCAACAGCAGCTGGTGTTGTGACAGATACTGTACCGAATGCTGGTACCACAATCGTGGCCCTGCTTAACAAAACGATCATTGGTGACGGAACGAATATTCAAGTCAGTATTCAAGATATCGTTGTCAATAATCATGGTCTGAGCGTCGGGGACATTATTAGCATCGAGGGTGCAAGCCCAGCATTCCTTAATGGTCAGCAGATTATTACAGAAGTTCCAAATACGACGCAGTTTAAATTTGCATCACCGTACTTGGCTGGTCGGTACATTCCGAAGATTTTCATAAACGGTCCGCGCTACGTGTACATGTACACGAACGATACGGGAACATATGGGAACGCAGAAGCCAGGGATATCATCCGTTTTGACCAGTATAATCAGACGCCCACTTTGACAGCGAGTCTGCTCGTTGATTTCGAGAAGCATGAAACCCCTCCACCAGAAAACCAATTAATTGGAGTCGTTCAGGTGGCAAAGTCAAATAGTCCTCTTGAGATGCAATTCAAGGGTCCAGTCAAAGAAATGTGGTTCACAGGAACACCCGACTCGACCAACGTGTTCCAATACTCGTCCATCGCCGACCAGACGGCATTGGCGCTCACACATGGTGAAGAGATTGTGTCCAGAGACGTCGGGAGCTACATATTCTACAATACAGTTCAGCCGTTTGAGAATCACACCACCATGCCCACTCGCAACTTTTCAATGTACAGTTTTGAAATGAACCCTGAAAGCCAAACACCAAACGGAACTGTAAACTTTTCGAGAATCGACGAACAAATATTCTCAAACGCATCCGCTACGGTATGGGCACGCTCATATAACATCCTCAAAATTCAAGGGGGCGTCGGAGGTCTCTTATTTAATTCCTAAACTTTGAGTAGAGAATGGTGCCAGCACAGTTTGCACATCAACTGACGCGTCTGCAGTTTCCAAAGGATGTGCATTTCGGTGATGATATCACCATTTGGATTGCAAAGGCGGGAGATGTTGCAATTGGAAAAATGTACCTTCGTGTTGATTGGCCTGAAGAGTCTCCTGTTCAGGATTCAGTAGGAACGTACATGATCGATTACGTAGAACTTTTGTATGAAAATCAACTCATCGAACGACACTACGGTGAGTCACTCGAACTCTGGAACGATATCACGGTGACACAGTCCAAACAAAGTGCTCTTACAACGCTGGTTGGAAAAGGAATCACGAGCAGCCTCCAGTCGTACTACATTCCGATTCCGTTTTCAGTCAATCTCCCGTTATGTGCCCTAAAAAAACCTCCAGTGTTTCGTGTTAAATTTAAATCTGCAAACGATTTTACAATTTTGAATTGGACGCTTCCAGTTCAGGTGAATCTGTTTGTCGATTATGTCTATGTGACCAGGGCTGAACGCGACTACATGACAAAGACACCAATGAACTACCTTGCCAAGACGTGGCAACGCTTGATATTCACCGTGTCTGCAGGTGAAACAGATGTTTCAGTCCTGACGGATTTTGTTCACAGTGTCAAAGAAGTCTTCTGGATCATTCAAAATGACGGAACGTCTGCCTACAATTATCTGAACAACGGTGGTGATCAGCTGGTTAATTTGCAACTGACACTCAATGGTTCAGATGTCATCAAAAGAGAATTTGGAACTCCTTTGTATCTTCGAGTCGTTCAGCCGCTTGAATATCATACACGTACACCAGACCGCTCATTTTACATGTATTCTTTTGCAATTGATCCTGAGAATGAAGATCCGACAGGTGAAATAAACATGAGCCTCGTGACTCGTCAACTTCATACACTCACCCTGACGCCGTCTCAGTACTCGCGGTCTCTGAGAATTTATGCTCTTGGGTACAATGTCATTTCAGTCAAGGATGGAGACTTGACAGCATTGAACGTTGACGTCCATGAAGGCGGTCAAGATACTGTCGTCACAGCTGAAAAGATTCAGAACAATTCATACCCGGGATTGTATCTGTTCGATACATTCACGTTCACATCTCTCGGAACCACAGGTCGTTTCGGACCACCAATTTCGAATACGTATCCAGGAACAGTTCCATGGACTGAACCGTCTTACTGGTACATCGACAACGGTGTTCAATACTGGACCGCACCTGCGAGTGGCATTTATCAGGTGACGGCTGCTGGTGCCATGGGCGAGGCAAGTGGACGCATCATACAGGGAAATGTGTCTTTCTACGAGGGACAAGTTCTCAAACTTCTCGTTGGACAAATTCCACTTTCGGCATTGGTTGCAGACCATGTGACTACAGGAGGTGGTGGATGTTCGTCCGTAAGCACGGATGCGGACCTACCTATTCTTGTCGGCGCCGGTGGTGATGGTGGATCTTTCTGTCCCCGTGGAAATGTTACAAACACAAACATCTCAGGGGCTATGGGTGCAGCTCTGGTGACCACGACGATACCTCATGAACTCTCAACTGGTTTGTACGTGACAATCACAGGCGGTACAATATTCGACGGTTCATACCAGATTGAGGTTGTGAGTAACGTTGAGTTTCAGTTCGCAACGTCAGTCGTTGGAAGTATTACTTCCCCGAATGCAGGAACGACAGAACCAGCGACTCCACAAGACGGTGTGTTTCAGCCGTACGGTGATGGTCAAGGTGGGGGTACAGGGCTCGGTGTTGCTGGTGCAGGGTACTTTGGCAATGGGCAGTATACAGTAAGGACGTTCCCATTTCTGATACCTAAAGCTATCGCAGCAGAAGGTTACGGGAATCAATACATCTACGGTGGAAGTTATAATCCACAACCAGGAATTCCACCACCGTCTAAAGTACCTGTCGCTGAAGGCGGGTTTGGTGGTGGTCAATGTCCTGTGAATCTCGTGTCAAACATCATCAGCATCAGTAATCAGGGTCCATATCTTCTCATACCCGGTTCTAACATTTATGCAATCACGACAGATGATATCAATGGACTTCCTGAAGGGTATCTTGTGATCATTTCGGGTGTTCAAACAGCATCTGGAAATTTTTACAATCCAACAAACAATAACCAGGAACCAAATGTAATTGGTCAGATTGTCGGTCTTAGTACTGTCATTGTTGCAGCGAATGCAGTTGAGCCGTTTGTACTGAATGGTGCGACAATTTATGGCGCAGCTTTCGGTGTAGCTGGAGGAGGTGGCTACACAGGAAGCCCTGGAAACGGTTTGCAGGGTGCGACGTGCTATGCGTCAGAACAAGTGACGGACGTCCAAGATCTCGGTTTGAACACTGGGTCGGGATACATTACAATAAGTCTTGTGTAACAAAGGCACCTCCGCCCTGAAACACGAGCTCTACCTGACCGTAGTAATAAAGGTACAGTGTATACGCCTGTGTGATTTGAGGTGCTGTGATTTGATCAAACACGAGATCGAGATGTGACGTGTTTGAATTCAGCTTTGAAAAATCGACACTCCCTTCTTGTGTATACTCGCGTGGAAAATCTGAAAAGCAATACATGTAAATATTCTTGGTCGGGACCGACAAACCGTGATCCATAGGTTGTTTGTAACTGTAGTACAATGCACCTGGAAAGTCTGAAAGAATGTTTTGATTGTTCAAGTAGATTGTTCCGCTCGTGATTGCATCCAGAAAGTTGATATTCACACCATTGAAAAACTGTACAGGTACAGCAGCCTCCACGAAATCCGTGCTGTACCCGTATTGATATCTCGACGTGTAAAAGTCAGGGTCGGTTGACTCGTACAATTTGTTTCTGACAAACCACGTAAGCATACTCACAGGATACTTTGACGTAAAATTCACGATTGCTTTTCCGTTGTTGTACGGCAGACCAGCTTCTGCCCAAACACGACTGATGTTGTACTTGAGCGGTTTTGACTGGTAGTATATTCGTTCTTCTGGTGTCAATGTGATTTCTTCGACAAGGATCCGTGGATTGATGAGGTCGATGCGATTCCCATTCACATCCGTTGGAGCATTCGTGATCCAGGACACGTCGTTGAACGTGAATCGAACAGTGACGATTTGTTGCAAAACGGCACACAGTGGAAAAAATGGTTTTTCGAGGCGTTCTCTCCCTTTTTTCGAATAACTCTGACGCCGACAAAAGAAGAAATCGAGAGGAATGAGCATATCCAATTGACTCGATCCTGAGACGACGTTCGATTCAGCTTGACCTCTGCTTATAGCCTGATACATGGCGAGTTTTTCATCTGCGTCGAGGAAGATCTGGTCCCGAAGAACATACCAGTCGTCGCTGATTGATTCGATGACTCGACCGTCGAGTAAAAACTCCACCTTTTTAAAGATGGCTCGACCTGTCAATTCACAGTATGAATAGTTATTTGGTAACTGTGGAAGTGAAACGGACAGGTACATGTTCGAAAGTAGATCCCCAGACTCGCGGGGATACAAATTGACAGAGTAACTTGTCGACGAATCGAGAAAACCACTCGTCGTTTCTATTGGGTTCAAAAGTCGATGTGTCTGAACAAATGGTGTGTGCTGTTTGATGCGTGGTATCCAGAGCGATTCACCTCCGTACATGAATTTTTCCTGGGCGCCAATGGCTGCAATTGCAGTCAATGCGCCGGTGCCGAAACCACGTCCGGTCATTTCGATGTAGGCTTCACGTGGAGCCGGAGCGTCCGTCCATACATTTGAATCGAGGTCACGAAGATTCGCCGTCTGTCCCTTTATGTCACTGGCATCGAACAGTTTGGGATCGTAGATTGAATAGTATTTGCTTTGAATATTTGATCTTGGACGAATAAAAGTCAACGGTACTATCGTTCCGGGAACAGGTAACACCTGTTCCTGGTCAACTGTAACACGCAGTTCGTACAC